TGCCGCTAGGCACCGTGAAATACACACAGGAGGGCTTCTGAACAGCGTCTAATAATGCTAAGGTAGAATCTATCCCATGACCTTCTTCGACCTCTCTACGGTCCTCTAGACGTAGGTTAGAAGCCACCTCTTTGGCAGCCTCTAACGTAATCTTATGAATGTATTTAGACACTCTTATAAAACTTATTTGTATAGTCTCCTTCCCACGTCATTGAATATAAAGTGGCTGGAGTTGGGTGTGTTGATTTAAGGGTAAGAGTTAGGTTTGTATTCTTTTCATATACTGGTACTGTTTCTTTCAGTACGTTATTAACTGCTACACGGTTAGGGTTATAAACATCAGCTAAAGGTGATTCATGTGTTTGTACATAATTATCTTTACCTAGTCTAGATAAAGTTGTTGTATATAAACCTGATGGACCAAGGCTAAATTTAACTCTATGTACAACTAATGAACTATGTATTTGTGATCTAAACTGTTCATTAGATTGTTGTTGTAAGTAGATTGTAGGGAATTGTACTTCCATATCATAGTTATATCCAAGTACAACATTCTCACTAGACCAATCACCATCTATTTCAACAGTGTCTGGATTAGGAGATGTATTGATGGTAGCAGTAGCATATCTACCTGAATCATCACCATCTGCATCATAAGAGATAACAACTAAGTTAGTACTTGAAGTATCAAATCCTGATGGCTTACTGAATGTAGATTTACCTGTTGAAGAGCTATAGGTAATAGCTGAAGCTTCTACTTGCTTACTGTTATCTAAATGAACTCTATAGTTAATATCATCAGATGTATCACTAGTAGTACCTTGATCATCAATGATACTTAATGAATCACTAAGACCTCTAATTGAGAATCTCTGCATGGAATAGGTAGACCCATCCTTAGCAATGACAAATAAAGCATCATCTAACATTGCTATGTGTTGGATTTCTCCTTTAACTTCCCACGTAAACCAAGCTTGTTGAATACGTTGAGCAGATGTTGTGTGATATCTAAATCCATATAACTTACTTGTACCTTTCTTACCAAAGAATATAACTTGATTCTCTCTGGAGTTAGCAACCATATCCATATCACTATCAAAGCTCTTACTGATTGCTTTGCTTTGTTCAATGACATTAGGTTCACCTTCTCTCAGTACAGCTGTCATCTCCCAGAAACGATTGTATTGTCCTGCGTTATCTAAGAAAGCTACGGTTGTACCTAGTGAGATAGGATTAGATTTATAGTTAAAGTTATAAGAAGATAGTGCATTGATCTTTGCAGTTAATGGGCTCAAGACATCACTATCTGTAGTCAACATAAACTGTTGATTCTTAGTGAATAGAACTAAACCAGAGTTAACCTGTATCCCGTCATAAACAATAGCTGGATATTCAGAACTACAAGAGATATCAATGTTATCTGTAGCTGTATAAGAGATAGCTGACTTAGCCCAGAAGTTAAAGAAGTCTCCAGGTCTAGACATGATTACATTCTCATCACTGAGCATGACAAGCCTGTTCCTAAAGAACAATAGGTTATTAATTGTTTTACCTACAAATGAAGCTCTAGGGTTAGTACCATTTACTGATGTATCTCCAACCTGTGCTGGATCATAAGTAACTTGTTGAACAGTGAATGTACCGTTAGCCTCCCTTACAATTTGGATAGGCATGGTAGCTGGATCATAAGTTGTATTATCTCCAGGCTTTACACATTCCTCCCATACACCATCACCATCTCTATCATTATTACCAACAAACTTAACGTAGTAATCATCTTCTTCAGCTTCACTATTAGCTACCTTAACGACATAACCATGCTTACATTGTTTAGGTAAGTCAGCTACATCTTTTACTTCACTAGATAGTACGTTTAGTAATTCACTAACTGGTGTTGATATATTAAAGGTTCCTGATGATCTAGTGATATATAAACCATTACCTATCTGTTGAACATTAGCATCAGTAAAATTAGAAGTAGCTACTATATCTTCCCTAATAGCACCTAAAATACTTTCAGCAGTTACTACAGTTTTAGTATCAAATGAAGTAGGCTCTGGACGTATTAAACCAAGGTTAGCTTGTACTTTGGATTCACTATGAGATTTAATTGTAATTTTATACTTAGCATTCTTCATCCAAACATAGAATACATCTCCAGTCTTCCAACCTTCACCACCATATAAAAGATCATTAGTAGTGGTATATCTAGTTCTATATATTGGTGTAGCACTACTACCTTCAGGTGTTGATTGACCCGTAGTTGTTATTCGGAAGTAAAGGTTTTTTCTATCACTTGCGTTACCTCCATTGGGTGTAACTGTATATGTATGTGCTGTTCCATTTGCATCATCTGCATCACCTGAAACTCCATGATCTATTGAAAATATCCTTGTTGCTACATTAGGACTCATGTCATCATCGTTAGCACTATCCCCACCTGATGCTGGATTATCACATACATCTGTATAACCTGTTGATCCAGGTAAAGTACCTGAACTTGGGAATTCTCCACTAGAATTACAACTACTTCTACTATCTACTTCTCTACTTACTTCAATACGTGTAGCAGTAGTGACTGTTGTAGTTGTTGTATCGTCAAACAAGTTAACTGCATATTGATTAGCATAAGCTACTTTCTTTAACTCTATAAAAGCTTCTGGAGGTCTGACTGGTTCAACTGTAGAAGACATAGCAACAGTCTTCTGTCTGTTGGTTATGTAGGTGTAATCGTTAAGTGTTAGGAATTGTAAATCCGAATCATTATTATGGGTAAGGTAACTCCAATAAACATTAATAGCGGTAGAACTAACTGTAGAAGTATCTGTATCTTGTACTTTAAATTCAGTATTACTTACTACTTCAGTTACTACTAAATTCTGATTTGAATTAGCATAAAATGCAAACTGACAATAAACTAAATCCCCTACAGCAGGTACACCATGGTCGAGATGCCAATTGGTTAAAGTAATTGTCCATATCCCATTTGAATCTTTTACAGCATTACCAATACGACTTTTAAAAAGATTATCTGTAACGGTCATTGCCTGACCATCACTACATCTCCATATCTTTACATCTCCAAACTTATGTATCTGACCAATATATTGTTCAGTTTCATCTCTGTAATAATGAAACCATGATTTACCTTTAGGACTATTATCACCTACTGGATCAGAAGAGACAGTCATTGATCCACCTATCAACTTACCTCCAGGTCTCTTTAATAAACCTTGTGTTACATCAGGTAAGACATTCTTAGCTACTGTTAATTGTCCTGGTGTTTTTAGTTCATCTGGTTGTTCTGATATACCACTAACATAGTTTGGTATTGTTTGAGTTATACTTGGCATTATCTCCTAAGTGCATTGTACGGTTGGTAAGGTAGATATGAACTTTCATGTGGTGTACCAAAGTATGAATGATCTCCTTGATCACATTCGTACTCCATGCAGGCAGCTCTAGATTGTGCCTCTTGTACTTGTAATAACTGAACTAACTGTGGGTTAGAAACAAGCTGTGTAGCGGCTCTTACAGAGGCTCTGTAGATTATGTAGCGTTGGAATACTGGTGGTATATTTTCAAATGTAAATAGATGAGTTATATCAAGGTAGACATCATCATCAAACTCATATGTATGTTGTACTAATTCATATAGTTTTCCATTCCTTCTAACAACATCCATAGACTTATCGTGACCTTCATGTAAGTCATATCTCAGATATGTATCAGGTATAGTTATCTCTTTAGTTGTTGCATCTGGTGAAACCTTTACATGGTATTCCTTATTGAAATGCCATCCTTCATTTTGTACATCTCTATTAACTTCACCAAGGATGTTATATATAAATGAGATCTCTGGGTTTGCATAATCAAGAGCAGTAACTGGAGATTGACCAATGCTACCCAAGATTGAATTTACTGCGGATAGTTCTGTATCGTTATCAATTGTTGTGGTAGCCATAAATATTTTTTGTTAAAAAAAAAGAGAGCCATAAAGACTCTCTTGTATAAATAGTTAGAACGCAGTAGGAGCTGTGTTTGTTGTATGTAACTCAACAGCAGCTGCAGGGTTTAGATAGTCTGCACCCATTGCTAAACGTCCAAGGATTACGTCACCCTGATAAATCACGGATACGTCACCACTTGTTACTTGAACCTGTGGTCCAATAGCTTCTACAACACCAGCGGCTTCCTTCTGGAAGATAAGTCCACATGATGTATCGAAGGAGTTAGCTTCACCATAGTTGTTATTAACACCATTGATTCCACCACCATCAGCAATATCAACACCAACGAAAGAACCAGCATTATCTATAGTCGCAGATGTACCAAACTTACCTTGGAAAGGTATGTTCATTGACTTGTAGATTTTAATACCAGCTATTTCAACAATGCCGTTACCTGACTGTAAAGATGAACCTTGTGCATCACGGTTAACTAGACCACTGTCACCAGTATTTTGGATAAGTGCATAGTATTGACGTGGGTTAAGAACAGCAACTCTACCTTGTGAGCTTACGCCTTTCTCATCGAGAACAGCAGCAGCATCATAGAAAGCTGTGATTATCTTACCTGCATCAAGTGCATCAGCAGCAGCACCAGATCCTGAACCAACTTGAATAGTTGTTCCACCTGGCTCTACCTTGTTAGTAGCAGAGATTGGAGAAGCCTTACGAGCACCACGAGTGATAGCTCTGAAGATATTTCTATCGTATGTCTCAGCTAAAGCGTAGCCGATCTTCTTAGATATCTCACCACGAAGCTCATAATGAGCAAGTGTTTCATCTAAATTATAAACAAAAGCTGAACTGATTAAGAGATCATCCATGACGATGGTCTTCTCAGCCACAGGCATTGAGTTCTCTGTTCCCAAGATTGGGGTGCCTGGTTCATGATATGAACTCGACATGCGACCCGTGTAGATGAACTGTAAAGATTTACCGTTCTTCAGGGTACGCTTCATTACAAGATCCCTAGCAATTGTATTGTGCTGGAATCCTTTAAACAGCTCACCAGAAAAGAGTTTCAGGTATGTTCCATACTTGGTATCATAAGCAGTACCAAGTGCTAATGGAGTTGAAGCTGTACTATTAATCCTACCTAAAGCGGTAGTAGGAGCATTAGCCATTTTTCTTTTACTTTAAAATGTATTGAATGTATATTTAACTGTTTGCGCAAATTAGATTAATCATTTTGTGGTCTATCCCACCGTCTAGACGGCTAATAGGTATCCTGCGTACAGGGCTAAGAGCCAAAGCGAGTGAGGGGAATCGAACCCCTGTTAAGTTAGGTTGGAAACCTACTTTCTGCCTTAGTCACTCGCAAGGAAGCACAATGAGGTGCTGCCTTTTCATGGTATCTCACATGAGATTATTCTATAAATA